TGGTGCTTGGCCACAGCGAGTATCACTACAAGCACGAGCCGATTCTTTTTGGATGGAAGCCCGGCGACCGATTAAAGAACACCGACCGAACCAAGACGACCGTCTGGGATTTTCCAAGACCAAAAGCCTCCCGCGAGCATCCGACGATGAAGCCAGTTGAGATGTGGTGCTACGCTATCCAAAACCACACTCGCCCGAAGGACACGGTTTACGAACCCTTCAGCGGCAGTGGCACCACGATCATGGCTTGCGAGCAACTTGGCCGCAAATGCCGAGCCATCGAAATCTCGCCCGCCTATGTCGCCGTGGCGTTGCAACGCTGGGCCGATGCCACGGGCAAGACGCCGAAGCTGGTGGCATGACCTTATCCGCGCAACTGGAGCGCAGCCTGCGCGATGTCTTTGCGCCCATCGACACACGCCAAGTCTGGCAATGGGCCGAGGATGAGATCGTGCTGTCGCGGCGGCAGACCGAGACGCCGGGGCCGTATAGCACGCTTCTTACGCCTTACGTCCGCGAGCCGTTGGAGTGCTTCAGCGATCCGCGCGTGACGGATTTGACCCTGTGCTTCGGGTCGCAAACGAGCAAGACCACCATACTGATGATCGGTGCCGCTTGGCGCATGGTGAATAATCCCGCGCCGACCATCTGGGTCATGCCGACCGAACACCTCTGCCGCAGCTTTTCCGAGAACCGCTGGCAACCGATGGTGGATGATTGCCACAAGCTCGCCGCGCTCAAGCCCGCCAACCACAACCGATGGAAGGCGCTGGAGATGTCTTTCCGCGATGCCACGCTGACGATGGTGGGCAGCAACAGCCCCGCGTCATTGGCCTCGCGTCCTGCGGGTTTGCTCATCATGGACGAGACGGACAAGTTTGCCTTGCCCACCAGCCGCGAAGCCGGGGCCGTGGCGTTGGCCGAGAACCGCACCAAGAGCTACACCAACGCCCTGCGGGTCAAAGCCAGCACGCCGACCACGGGCGAGGGGGAAATCTGGCAAGCATTCACGGGCGCAGACCAGCGGTATTACTTCGTGCCGTGTCCTCATTGCGGCCACAGGCAGCGTCTTATCTGGGGGCGCGTGCGATGGGCCGACGATGCCAAGGAGGCAGATGGCAAATGGAACCTTGAGGCCGTGAAGCGCACGGCGCACTACGTTTGCGAATCGTGCGAGGGGCAAATTAACAGCGGCCACAAAACCAAGATGCTGCGCGAGGGCGAGTGGAGGCCGACCAACCCAAACGCCCCGGCAGGCAAACGCAGCTACCACCTGAACAGCCTCTACGCGCCGTGGCGTTCCTGCGGCTTCGGAGAACTTGCCGCGCAGTTCCTTGCTTCCAAGTCGGGGTTGATCGGCTTGCAGGATTTTATCAACGGCGCGCTGGCCGAACCTTGGGAGGAGCAGGCCACGGACGAATCGCGCCCGCTGGAAGTCGGTGAGTATCGCCTGCGCGAACCCATCGAAGAAGGCACCGCCCGCATCATGGCCGTGGACGTTCAACAAGACTGCTTCTACTTCGTCTGCCGCGCCTTTGCCAAAGACGGCAGCAGCAAATTGGTAGACGAGGGCCGACTGACCACCTGGGCGGATCTGGAATTTAAGGTGACCGAACTCGGCCTCGACAATCTCCGCAACATCGGCGGCGTCATGGCAAAGCTGGTCGTGGTCGATTCGGGCTTTCGCACCGATGAGGTTTTGGACGTTTGTATCCGCAACCGCTACATCCCGGCCAAGGGCGAAGACCGCGCGGAGGGCTACGGCGTGAAGCTGGGCAAGACGCTTCGCAAGGCCATCTCCGTCATCAAACCCTATCGGCGCGGCTGGTTCCTCATGCTCTTTTCGTCACCCGCCGCGCAGGATGTTTTGGAATGGCTACGCGGGGGCAAAGGGCCAGCGTGGACGGTGGCGGCAGATGCCTCCGAGGAATACAAGGCGCACCTGGACGCCCACCGCAAAGTGGTGCGCCGCTCGCCGCTGACGGGGCGAGAGACTTACCTCTGGAAACAAATCGGCAGGAGGCCCAACCATCTGCTCGATGCCGAGTTGATGGTGCTGGCGCTGGCTGAGTTTGGGAACATCGTGAAGCCCGTTCCCGCCCCCGCAACAGAGTAAAACAGGGGGCCAAAAAAATTTCAAAAAAGGTGATCTTTTTTCTTGCAAGGCAAGCAGCTTGTGTTAGTTTGGCTACATGAGCAAGACGCTCCTCCAAGGCCAAGCCGCCCAGCCGATCAAAGTCGGCGGCATCGAAGCACCCACAGCGCGCGCGAAGCAAATCTTCGACGCCATGTGCAACCCAACCAACTGGAAGCTGCCGACCACGGCATTCATTTCCAGCGACCCGCAACTTCTGCGCGAAGTCGCATACGCGCTGACGTTTTATTGTGGCGGGCATGAGGTCACAATTCTTGACCTCGCCACCAACACTCACAAGCTGCGCTCATGCGGCTATTACCAATACGTTGGAGCCTAAAATCCCGCGCGGGGTTCCATCCCCCGCGCTTAAACAATCAATCAAATGAACAATCACGCAATCTTGGAATCTGCCGCAGTGTTTAACGCGGCCCACGATTTCAGCCTCGATGCCGTGCTTCACTTCGCCACAATCGCGGTCAAACACGCGCACATGGTTCAGCTTGCCCGCAAAGAAGCCGCCGACCCGCAGCTTGTCCTGCCAATAGATTTGCCGCAGGATGTGTTGCCATGAGGTGTCCATCGTGCGGCGATAAGTTGCCAGACAGTTACATCGACACAGCCAAGGCGGGGGCCAAAGGCGGAAAAGCAGCCACGGGCCAAGCCAAGCGCCGCTCACGCGACCATTACGTTGCGGCAGGGAAGGCGTCCGCTGCGGCCAGAGCGGCCAAGCGCAAGAAGCCGCCCGCCGATTGACACGCCAGCGCGTGAGCAATGTCTCCGCGCTCCTTTGTCTTTTCAGTTTGGGTAGCAAACAACAAGGACGCGACGAAGACAGTCGCGGCCTTGGAGCAGATCGCGGCGAATAATTTCACTGTCGCCAAGGAGGGCGGGCGCGTTCTCGTCAGCGCCTCGATGGGGGGCAAGAGCTATTCCTACACGGTGCCGCCCGACCAGACGGCGGGAACCGTAGCCGAGTTGGCGTTCTACTGCTGGAAAGAAGTCAAAGACCTTTCCTCGGCCAACCTTGAGCTTTGGCTGACACGCAAGACCAGCAAGACCGCCATTGCGGCCTTCAACTATCCGCTCGTCTAATGAAACTCTCTGACCGCTGGAAACTAGTCAGTCGCGCCTTTAACCCGAAGGCCCAGAGCTACGATGCCGCGCGGCCCTCGATCCAGCGCCGGTTTCCCTACAACGCCACAGCCGTCGATAGCCACATTGATGTCAGCGGAGCAGACCGCGAGCGGTTGATGAAGCTATCGCGCTGGCTCTACAACAACGCGCCGTTCCTTCGCGGCCTCGTCAACGAGAAAGCCCGCTATGCCGTGGGCAGCGGCATCCGCCCGCAGGCGCGCAGCGGCGATGAGGCATGGGACAATGCCGCCGAAACTTTCTTTGAGCAGTGGAGCCGGGTGGCCGATGTGCAGGGCCGCTACACTTGGCGCGAGATGCAGCGCATCGCCAGCGTGGCGATTGACCGTGACGGCGAGGTTTTCTTCCGAACCACCGCGCAGACCACGGGGTATCCCGCGCTGCAACTGATCCTTGCCCACCGCATCGGTGACGCTCGCTCCTCGATCTACGAACCGAGCAACCCGACCGCGCGCGAGGGCAGTCAGAACATTATCGACGGCGTGGTGGTCAACGGCCAACTGCGTCCCATCTTTTACCGTCATCTGGTTGGCGATGGCGTTGACCCCGCGCAGCGTTTTGAGGACATCCCGGCGCAGCAACTTATCCATGTGGGCGAGGCCAGCCAAGGCGACGAACTGCGATACGTCACACCGCTCGCGCCTTCTATCAATCACCTCCGCGATGTGGGCGATGCCGTTTCCTTTGAGAAGATGGCAATTAAGATTTCCTCCTATATCGCCCTTGCCATCAAGAGCAGCAACCCGCAGGGGGCCGACTTCTTTGGCGAGGCATCGCATAGCGTCAACGCGCAGGACAATAGCGAGATCACCGTCGAAAGCCTCGGCAACGCTGGCGGGGCCATCCCGCGTTTGGGCATGGGCGAGGATTTGATTTCTTGGACGAGCAACCGCCCAAGCCAAAACTTCCGCGAGTTCTGTGACGTTCTCCTGCGCGAAGTCTGCTTGAACCTTGGCGTGCCTTGGGAGTTTGCCGCCCGTCCCGCCGATGCCGGGGGCGCGGCCCTGCGCGCCGTGCTTGTCCGCGCGCAACGCACCTTTGAACAGCGGCAGGCTTTGCTTATCGACCGTCTTTGCTCCCGCGTGTGGGCGCACGTTATCACCATCGGAATGCAGCGGGGTCTTATCCCGCAGAACGAAAATTGGTGGCGCGTGGATTGGCAACGCCCCGCAGCCGCTTCGGTGGACTACGGACGCGAAGCCGCCGCGAATCTCAACGATGTCCGCGCGGGCCTTCGCACATACTCGGAGGA